CGCCTGTTCAAAATCTGACAGTGGGAGACAATGCCGTGACTACGGTTTGACACAAGGGAACTGGTACGCCCATCACGAATGGTGGACAGAACTAGGGATTACACCTGAACAAATGTTTGACCCTGCAACAAATTTGCGATGGGCATACCTGCTCTATTCAGGCCGTGAAGCAAAAGGGCAGTGCGGTTGGCAACCGTGGCGACTGTGCTAGATCGCTGGTGGGATCACGCCGCCTGCAAAGGCATGGACCTTAACCTGTTCATATTTGAACCGGGTGAACGATTCTCAAAGGCTCGAATCGCTGAAGCAAAAGCGGTTTGTGCGACCTGTTTCGTTCGTCCCGAATGTCTCGCCGAGTCCCTCAACTATTCGACAACACAGTTGGAGTGCTACGGCATTTGGGGGGGTCTCACATGGAAAGAACGCCGACGACTACAATCCGACACTATCCCAGCCACACCGCTGGTGTACCGTGACGGCAAATACCGACAAATTAGGGAGCCCCGACCATGATGACCCAAATCCAAGAAATGACCGCTCTCATCGCAAAAGCGGAAATTGCTATGAAGGCAGCAACTTGGGAGATTGAACGCCTCAGAGATGACGTGGCGATGCTTAGGAAGGCGCTTACCGAGTTGGCTTATGTTGCCGAGGAACATGGCGTCTATCTGTCCAACCTCACGAAATCAACCCAAGACACCATTGTGGCAATGCGTTTGGGCGGTTTCAAATGAACTGCAACATTTGCGCGTGTGGTTTTAATTCGGCTGATATGCGGATGAGGACAGAGTTACGCGGTATCTGTCTTAAATGCGCTGAGGAGTTCGGCTTTAAAGGAATGACAGTTGAGGAAACTGCTCGCTGTGTTTCCATGATTCGAGTTGTTAACCAACTGAAAAACCAAACGCCTGCACAGGCCCGACACATGAAGGACATGGAATCATGAAACTCAGTAACAAAAAATGCGATTTAGGGCACTGGATGGAGCCAAACATTTTAAACACAAACTCAATTTGGGCAGATGAACCAGCGTTTCGTTTTTGGTGGCAATGCGAAGTTTGTGAACAGAAAAAAACAATGCTGCGATTAGCACAATTGGAAAAACAACGTGCAAAAAAAGTGATACAAAAAAGTGATACAAAGGTGACAAAATGAGTTTCAACCCAGCCGACTACGCAGAAGTAGCAGAACGCCTACCATTGTTTTGGAAAGACTGCCCACGCGGACGAATCGTCACCGAACTGGTTGTAGATGACGGGACACGCATAGTCATGCGCGCAGAACTGTACGCCGACATTGGCGACACAGTCCCGACCACGACAGGGTACGCCGAGGAAGTGCGCGGCTCATCCATGGTCAACAAAACGAGTGCCTTAGAAAACTGCGAGACCTCGGCAATCGGTCGCGCATTGGCGAACTACCAATTCCAAGGGTCAAAGAAACGAGCCAGCCTTGAGGAAATGGTCAAGGTGTACCGCCAAGGCGAACAACCACAAACCACAACCAACGCGACACCAGCACGAACACAGTCACTCGGCTCATCCAGCGAACCGCCAACCCCAAAACAGATGGCAATGCTTCGAGCCAAGGATTACCAAGGGCAAGCACCATCCACAAAACGTGAAGCGTCAGAACTCATAGACAGGCTGATGAACGGTGGCTGACCCGTCCGAAGCAGAGTTCCAAAAGGCTGTCATTACTTTGGCTAAGTTGCATCGCTGGAAAGTTATGCACACCCAGCCCGCACAGATTCGACCGGGTAGATGGATCACACCTAACACTGGCGACCAAGGATTCCCCGATCTTGTCATGTCACACGCAACCCGAGGCACCATCTTTGTCGAATTGAAAGCCCCTAAAGGTGTGGTCTCTGACGCTCAATGGGATTGGATCAACACACTGGAGGACGCAGGACAGGAAGTCCACGTCTGGCGGCCCAAAGACCTAGAGAAGATTAGTCAACGACTAGCGTGGGGACCTGACCCTCATTGACCTGATGGGTTGAGCGCGTCTAGCCTCCCTTCACAACTGACACCATCAGAGCGCATAGAGGCGTTCACTAGCCCTACTCGGAACCTGAAGCCGATCGTGGGAACACTCGGAAACGAGGGTAGACGCTCACGCATTGTGAGCGATCAGCGTTCAAACGTACATTGCGAATGGTTGTCCACCGAAAAAAATAGACAGGCTCCCATGGGCTACTTGCCCTAAATAGTGGGGGACACAAACCACACGCGTAACCCATGACAAACGACGACAACCGAGCGGTGCCCTTCCGCTTGGGCGTCAGTTCCCTTGACCTTGACCTATGCTCTTGACATGAGCGGCAACCCTGTCTACGGAACCAAACAATGGAAACAACTACGGGCCCAAGTCATCCAAGACGAACCCGTCTGCCACTGGTGCAGGCGAAAACCCAGCACACAAGCCGATCACGTTATTGAAGTCGACGCCGGCATAGACCCTTACGACAGAACCAACATTGTCGGGTCATGCGCCAGTTGCAACGCCAGCCGTGGTGCCACATACGTCAACCGCAAGACGGCCGCTCGAATCCAAAACCGCAACAACGCAACCAACGGAACGATTAAACCATCCGAAAAAAGAAAATCGGAACAACCGATTTCTTTTTTGGACAAACGATCCACCCCGAGCCCCTCCATTCCTATACCCCCGAACCAGCCTGAACCAGCAGGAACCGAGTCGCATCGAGCCGAAAAGGGTAGGACTGAGCCAAGATTGGAGACACCTACGGACGCGGTGGATTCGTTCGGTCCTGAGGTTGCGGCTTTGGCTAAGAGTTTGTTGGGCATCACCATGATGGATTGGCAAGTTCGTGCTTTGACTGGGATGTTGGGTCACGATGGGACTGGTCAACTGTGTGCAAATGAGGCCGTCATAGGGACGGGCAGACAAAATGGAAAATCGTGGATGATCCGGGCGCTTTGTTGCGCGTGGGCGGTCAAGGGTCCTGAGTGGTGGGGTCGTCCGCAAGAGATTCAGATTGTGGCTAACAAAAAGAAACGGGCTATGGAGACATGGCGCTTTTTGGCTGGTGTTTTGGAGCGTGCGGATTTGGCGACTGTGCGTCGACAGAACGGTGACGAGTCAATCAATTTGCATAACGGCAGTGTGATTACTTTGGGTGTCGCAGCTCGTGACGAGCATGGTGGTTCTCCCGATCTTTTGGCAATTGACGAGTTATGGGATATTCATCCTGACGTGCTATTTGACAGTTTTAGACCTAGTCAGGTTGCCCGTCCGAATCCGCTACTTGCCTGTTTTAGTACGGCAGGTGACCAGTCCAGTGTGGCGATGCAAATGCTTAGAGAACAGGCGTTGCACGCAATTGACAAAGGGATTACTAACGGCATCTATTGGTGCGAGTGGTCGCCTCCACCCGGTGTGAATATGGAGGATCGGCAGTGGTGGCCGTGGTCGAATCCTGCGTTAGGGACAACGATTACTTGGCGCGCTTTGGAAAAGGCTTTTGCTGGTCCCGATCGTGGCGCATGGCTTCGCGCACACGGAAACCTTTGGATTGCGTCTGCTGATTCGTGGCTCCCGTTTGGGATGTGGGCCGAGCGCGTGTCGAATGTGCCGATCCCTGCTGGCGGTATTTTGGCTATTGACAATTCGCTTGACAACGAAACTTTGTATTGTGGCGTCCGAGCGGTCCAGCATGAAGGCGGCGTGATTGTGACTACTGAATTTGTTGTGGATTCCCAGTCGCAAATGTGGGCCGAAGTAAACCGCGTGATGCAGGACCGTGACGTGCAACTTCGAGTCAACCCGACATTGCATCCACACACTCCCCCCGACCTTTTGCGCCGAACCCAATCGGTCGGCTACCGTGAACTAAAAGCAGCAACCCCGATTTGTCGGGGAATGATTATTGAGGACAAATTGCACCACACTGGCGAAATCGCGTTGGCAGAGCACGTCACCAGAGCGGTCATGGTCAAAGTGGACGACGGCGCACCCCTCAGTTCACAGAAGTCACCCGGCGCAATTACCTTGGCGCGTTGCATGGTGTTTGCAGCTGCTGAAGCAGGACGGCCCACTAGGTCGTCGCGTGCCGCTTTCGCTTTTGGCTGAGGGTACTTAACACAGACCAAAAAGTGTGAGAGAATCGCTAGTGATGGCTCTTTTCGGTAGCAAGAAAGTAAGCGCAACCCCCGCGTTTGCGTCCGCGCCGATACAGGCTGCAGCAGGTTCTGCCGCACAGGTGGGTCAGTTCTATACGTACTCCGTCGGGGCGTCGCAAGAACTGGCCCTCTCTGTTCCCACTGTTGCCCGCTCAATACAAATGATCGCGTCCATGGTCGGCTGCTTAGAACTAAAGCATTACACGACGCAATGGACTGGCGAAGAGTACGAAGAGATCTATTTGGAGAACGAGTCGTGGATGGATCAGCCCGATCCGAAGGTCACGCGCAACTTCATTTTTTCGCAGCTCGTCACAGATCTCATGCTTCACGGTCGCGGATTCTGGTACATCACCAGCCGATCCACAGCCACAGGACGCCCGCTTTCGTTCCAATGGTTACCCGCCGCAATGGTGACGACAATGGATCAAGCAGGTCCGCAATGGTTCGGCCCGTCCGACCAAGTCGAATTTAACGGTTACCCACTTGCAACCGATGACGTCGTGCAGTTCTTGGCACCGACTCAAGGTCTGCTGTATACAGGCAACCGGGCAATTATGACAGCAATTAAACTGCAGCAAGCCGCTGATCGTTTTGCTGTTAATGAGATTGCAGCGGGTTGGTTGCAACAGACCGACGCATCCGAACCGATGTCAGCCGAAGATCTTTCCGAACTTGCAGCTGCTTGGCGTAACGCTCGACAAGTTGGTGCCATTGGCGCACTTAACAGCGTCGTGACTTTTAAAGAGTTCTCCAGTGACCCAAACAAACTGCAACTGATTGAGTCGCGTCAATTCCAGTCGCTTGAACTTTCTCGAAGCACGGGAATCCCCCCATACTTATTGGGCATCGGCGTGCCCGGTTCATACACATATCAGAACGCGCAACAGGCACGCCAAGATCTTTATTTATTCGGCACCAAACAGTATTTAGATGCCATTGAGCAGACTCTGTCAATGACCCAACTTTTACCGCGTCAACGGTACGTCAAATTTGATGTGTCGGACTACATGTACGAAAACGATTTAGGGAATGTTGAGCGCGAACCCGCTTACGAATCTGGAAACCGCGAGGAAGAATATTCATGATTAGATTGACCGCTCAACAGATCACGCTGGACGCGTCCGCTGATGGTGAACCGTCGCGTCAAATCACTGGGCTTGCAGTCCCTTGGAATGTCAAGGCCCAATTGAGTGGTGGCGAGAGTGTGATCTTCCTTGAGGGCTCACTGCCCGAGGACGGCCCGATGCCGAAACTTTTGGAATACCACGACGATACGCGCGTCATTGGTCGAGTCACCGAAAGAGTGTCCACCAGCGAAGGCATGATGTTTGTGGCAAAACTGAGCGCCACTCGCGCCGCCGATGATGCTCTTGCACTGCTCGCCGACGGCGCTTTAGACAGCGTTTCGGTGGGAGCAATCCCCACCAAGTTCAAGCGCCTCGCAGACGGGACTCTAGAGGTCTCTCAGGCTAGGTTCGTAGAATTATCGGTGGTCACTCAACCAGCCTACGCCGACGCGCAAATTTATTCAGTCGCCGCCTCATCACCCGATGAAAGCGAACCCGACGAAACCGAAACCCCAACAGAAACAACCCCAACACCATCCGAGGAGGATGAAATGTCAGAACCCACAACCGTTGAAGCCGCAGTAGCGACTCAACCCATCTATGCAACCGCCGTTAAGCGCGACGCAAAACTGCCGACCGCTGTCGAATACTTGAGTGCTGCCATTGCTGGCGGAACTGCTTGGGAACGTATGCACGAAGCACTTCGCGCCGCAGCTCCCGACGTGGTCACCAGCGACACACCCGGTGTGCTCCCAACCCCAATCCTTGGACCTGTCTACAACAACTTCATCGGTCGCCGTCCAGTTGTTGACGCAATCGGTGCCAAGTCCATGCCGGGTGGAGGCAAAGTCTTTATTCGTCCCGAGGTCACAACTCACACCAGCATTGGTGCAAGCCTCGCCGAAATGACTAACCAGTCAGGCACTTTCGTAGTGTCATCAAATCAGGTAACGAAGCAAATTTTCGGTGGCTTTGTCAACATCTCTGAAGCCGATCTTGACTGGACCGATCCCGCAATCTTGTCAATTTTGCTTGACGACATGGGCCGTATTTACGCAAACGCAACCGACAACTACGCCGCCGATACTTTGGTTGCAGGCGCAAGCGTTACCCGCAACTTCGTAGCTGCTGATCTTGTTGATCCAAAGTCATGGTCAGAATGGGTCGCAGGATCTGCTGCAACAATCTTGTCATCGTCAAACGGCAACTTGCCAACGCACATCTTTGTATCGCCAGACATTTGGGGAAATCTCCTCGGTCTTACCGATACCGCAGACCGTCCGTTGTTCCCGCAAGTCGGCCCAATGAACGCATACGGCAACCTTGCACCCGGACAGAACAACGGCAACGCTTTTGGTTTGTCAGTTATCGTTGACCGCAACTTTGCCGCCGCGACCCTTATCGCTGGCGACGCATCTGGTTACGAACTGTTTGAACAGCAGAAGGGCGCGATCTCGTTGGACAACCCGTCTACCTTGAGCCGCACCATTGCGTTCCGTGGCTACTTCGCCGCTTTGATGATTGACAACACCAAGTTCGTTAAGGCTGCTTTCGTCTGATAGACGGAACTGAGTAGAGAGACTGCACCATGGCCACATTTAGCGTGACGCACCACCAGCGTCTAGACGATGTTGCTGTGGTGCAGACCCTCGAAGCAACCGACATAACAGTTGGTCAGACAATCACACTGACAGGACTAGGTCACGGTCTTAACGGCACGCACATTGTTATTGCTGTACCGGTCAACTTGTTCGCTGGCGTTAACGAAGCAGGCGACCTTTTATACAACGAAAACGAAGTCATTGTTAACCAGTTGATGTTTCAAGATGTTGGCGACGATCTAGAACGATCCGCTGCCGATCCGTTTGGAACTTTGACATGGACTTTGACGTGCACATGGACCACGGTCGCAGCAGTGCAAGAGTTTCTCGGGATCGCGTCGGCCACGGCAAATGACACCGCGTTTCTAACGACTTGTGTTTCAGCTGCGAACTCGTGGTGTTTTCGTCGCAGGGTCTCCGCTGGATACCACGATAATTTGACCAGTGCACCAGATGCGGCCGTACTGCTCGGTACGACTTTATATGCTGCTGGTTGTTACAGGGAACGCGGGACCACTGGAGACAGTTACGCATCCTTCCAAGACATGAGCGGACCACCGTTAATGACCTTGGGTCGAGTCAACCAGTTGCTCGGCGTCAAACGATCGCAGTGTGCATGAAATGGCTGGCATTTTCACAGACGCGATTAACACCGTGTCGGCTTCGCTTACGGCCCTTGGGCTCAAGCCTGTTACCGATCCACGCAACGCACGACCGCTCACAGTGTTCATTGAGTTGCCGTCGTTTGAATCGTACGGTGCAAACCCAACATCCAAAGTCAGTGACGTCACAATCACTATTCGAATCCTTGGATCGCCACCCGGCAACCAAGACTCAACCGACTACATCCTTGGCGTCGTGGACACGATCCTCGGCTC